GGTGGTGATCCTGGAACTTCTCCAAACTTTACGGGAGAAGGTGGTGACATGACAATGAATTACCTTATGTCTCAAGGTTTGACAAAAGAGCAAGCAGCAGGTGTTGCTGGAAACTTACAGCAAGAATCAACTTTCAATCCAAGAGCAGATAACACTGGAACTGGAGAAAATGATACAGAGGGACACTTTGGAATCGCTCAATGGGATAAGGTGCATCGTTGGCCAAAAATCAAAAAATGGATAGTGGACCAGGGTCTAGATCCATATAGTTTGGAGGGACAACTTCAAGCAATGGTTTGGGAGGCAAAACAGAGAGGAGACTGGTCAAAACTTAAAGAAGTAACAGATGCTGACGCTGCTGCCAGAAGTTGGTTGCAAAACTTTGAAAGATCTGGCGAACAACCAGGAGATCCTGGCTATGATGCTAGAATTGCTAATGCTAGAATGTGGGCAGAAAAAGAACTTGTAACTGCAGGTCCAACTGAACCCTCACCAACACCCAGTAGTAATTCAGATGCTGTAACACCAGAAACTTCTCAAGCAGTTACTCAAAACTTTGGAATGAGAACTCATGATAAGATGAAGTTCATGCATAAAGGTGTGTTGTATGAAGCATATAAAACAACCAAAGGATTTGATTTATTTAAATTGGGTGGTAATTTGTTTGGAGGCACGCCAGTACCTCCAAGTGATCCTACACATGCCGCTGTCTTGCAAAGTTTTATAAAAACTGCTAAAGAAAAAAATAAAAAAAATAGTGCTGCAAATATACAACCACCTGCTGCTGCTAGTGGACAGACTGCGGCATCAGCAGCAACTGCACAGCAACAATCTTTACAACCACCAGAAAGGAGAAGAAGAACTCAAGGTTCAACTGCTGGTGTTGCTAGGTTAAATAGTGAGAGACAATCATCTTCTTCAACTTCTAGACCACCTGACTCGTCATCCGCCTCTGTTCCAGAGGGTAGTGATAACAATTTAGATGGTGCATACACGTCAAGACCAGTAACTTCTTCATAATATGGCGCAACACGAATTACAATACGCTGCTAGTTTTAAACCAAAGAGTGTCGTCATCAAGTCCATTGGTGGTGATGAGAAAGATATCATTGACATGGTGCAGACTATGCACTACTTTGAAAATATAAATCTGCCTACAAGAGAGGCAACTCTTTTGGTTGCTGATTCTGGTGAAAACTTGATTGCTAGTCTACCTATTCAAGGGTATGAAGACATCACTATAAAACTGGAAGCAAATGATATGGATGATGATATTGAATATACTTTTAAAGTTTTTCGAGTCTCTGATAGATCAAGTTCTGATCGAGTGCAGTATTATAAATTAGGATTGATTTCTAAAGAAGCTTTAATCAATGAGACAGTTCGGTTGCCAAAGTTGTTGACAGGTAAACCAGATGCTATTGTCAAGAGTTTATTGTCAGATAATTTAAAGACAGAAAAAGAAATCAAAACAGATCCTGCTTTGTTCCAGGTTAAATTTCATCCAGGTAAGAAGACACCCTTCTCAATTATCAAGGGGTTGTTATCAAAATCTGTGGCGCAAGATGCAGAAAATAAAACTACAGAATCATCTGGCGGCACTACATCAGATGGTCAAGGAGGTGTCGCTGACATTGACTCTGGTGCTTATGGAAAGATGAGTGGTTCTGCTGGTTATTTTTTCTATGAAAACTATGATGGATATCATTTCAATTCCATTGATAGACTCAATTCTTTGGAGAAGAATCCCCCAGTCATTGAATTGTATCAAGAGAATGAGGGATTACAAAACTCGGCTAGAAATAAAATTATCAAGATTGATTTCAGACAAGAGATTGACATGCTCACCAAGTTGAGGATGGGAACGTACTCTTCTGTCGTGTGCTTCTACAACTACAGCACAGGAGCATACGAAGAGTATGCATACTCGCTCAAGGATTCTTTTGAAGAGATGAGTCACCTTGGATCGCAGTCAGGTATGCTCAAGGGACAGGCAGATCTGGCATCGAAACCCACAAGAATCATGTCAGCACTGATTGATCATGAGACATGGTTTGATGGCACTGAAGTAGCATCACCCGAGAAGAAAGATGGTGGCAGCAATGCCGCCGAGTTCCCTGACTGGCAGAAGAGTTATGTTGCACAGTCTATCTCTAGATTAGAAAGTTTAAACAATCAAGAAGTAAAGATAACTATTCCACTTCATCCAGAATTAAAGGTGGGTGAAACTGTTGAAATTTTTATTCCCAATATGATTCCTAGTAAGGATAGATCTGAAGAGTCTTGGGACCCAGAACACAGTGGTGTATATCTTATTGCCAAAGTGAATCATGCATATGATTTTAAGAACATCAAAGGCAACACCCACCTCACTCTGATCCGCGACTCTTATGGTCGTAGAGATGGTGATTCAAAGGCTGAAACTGCCTAATAAATAATCTTGTAACTGCTGCTCGGTATGGATCCCGTATTATCATCATTAATGCAGACAAATCAGGTGGGAGATGATGGCTTCCACTGGTGGATTGGTCAGATTGAAACATCTGGTACTGATGATCCTAAAAAGTCTGGTAGGTATCGTGTAAGAATTATTGGTCACAACCTCAAGGATACTACTGCAACGAAGGACTTACCTTGGGCACAAGTCATGCTGCCAGTCACCACACCCTTCAGTGATGGTGGTGTCACTGGTGCTACTGTAGAACTACGAGCAGGTAACTGGGTCACTGGATTCTTCCTTGATAATGACAAGCAGAAACCGATCATCATGGGATCGATTGGTCACACTGCTGGTGCTACTGAAGTCATGGTGGATGAGCCACAAGACTCTGGTGAAGGTAAAGCATTCACTACTTACACTGATCCAAAGGTAAAGGCACAGGCACACAGGTCTGTTAAAGCAGCAGATGGAAAAGATCCAGAGACTGGTGCTAACATTGATGGTGGTGAACCAAAGGCAGCACAATCTCATGAAGAGAATGGTGCTCCTGCTATCATTGCAGCACTGCGTGGCAAGCACAGCGAAGCAAACCCTATTGGTTCCAAAGCATGTGTCACTATTGCTAACCCTACTTGCGGAACAGAGAGTAACTTTTCCAAGCAACTGACTAATATTGTTGGTGATATGCTTGCGACAAACCAAGCATCTGGTGGACAACTTGGAAGTTATTATGTCAGTCAGGTCAATGGATTTCTATATGATAAGGTAGAGATTGCTCGCTATCATATTGGCAGAGTCACGAGACTAGTCAGAAGTTTAGTTGGTAGAATTCAATCAGAAATTATTAGAAATATTCGTACTGGTATTGAAGACCTAGTTAAGATTGCACTAGGTCTCAACGTACCAGAGGAAGAGAAAGAAAAAGTACCTGTCGATCCAAAGAAAGATTATGATACTGTCAAATCTAAAGGTAATGTACTGAAGACAATCAAGAAAACTTTAGACCAAGTTCTTGAAGCTCTTGGTTGTGCTATTGAAGATCTCATTGATAAGTTAGTTCAATGGTTGACTGACTTGCTGTTTGATTTCATCATGGATATCTTTTCTCCTGCAGCTTGTGCTGTTATCAACCTAGTAGATGGTATCGTTAATCAAATCTTGTCGTTGATTGATGGATTGATCGCTCAAATTCTTGGACCGATTCAATCTATCTTGTCGTTGATTGGTGGTACGGTAGACATTGTATCTTCTGCGATTCAAAAAGTGATGTCGTTCCTCGGCATTAACTGTAGCGGACCTAGTGGTAAGTGTTCCGAGGAAACTGTTAAGTGTAACGACTGTGGAACAGATGAAGATGATGAAGACTTCCTTGATAATCTGTTAAAAGATATCGAATCAGGTGACACTGGTGAGCGTTTTGATTGCCCAGAGTCTGAAGATTATTCTGATGCTCCCCCAACTAACGTAATATTTGTTGGTGGTGTTCCCGAGTGGGATCCTCCAGAAATTCCCAAAGATGGTTCCAAGCCACCTGGCAACATCTTCCCAGGTGTCGATACACCAGACAACTTCTTCCCTTCAACAGCAGCTGATCCAACAAATGATCCTAGGTATGTACCACAATTCCCTGATGGTGATGATGGTACACCATTCTTCAATGGTGGAAACTCACCCACACCAGATGGTATCATTCCTGATGACGGTGCTCTTGATGATCTATTCCCAGAAGATGATCTTGATGATCTGCCAGTAGATCCTAGTGGTACGAGATACTATACTGTTATCGCTGATCCTACTCTAGTAACAGAAGGAGATACGATTACATATACTATCAGAACATCTAATGTTCCTATCGGAACCATTCTCAAATATAGATTGAGTGGAGATACTATTCTCCCAGAATATATTGTTGGCGGAAGCCTGACTGGAGACTATGTAATCACAGAGATTGAAACTGTTACTGAAGAATTCATCAATGAAAATGATGAGGTTGTGGAAGTACAAATTCCTCTTGGTATTGGTACAGTTCAGGTGCAAATTGCTGAAGATGATGTCTTGACATCCGATTACCAGGAAATGTTATTCACTGTTGTTGATGAGAATGATGATGATACAAACGCAACAGCAAGAGTTAGAATTACATATGATGCATACGGTCTAGTCAATCCTTTCTACAATCCAAACGCTGTCCCTCGCGAACTTGTATTTGTAGAGGCAGACAAAGAACTTTACTACGAGGGAGAGGACATCTACTACACTATCACCACAGAAAACATTGCTGATGGTACACGTTTAGAATATCTTCTCTACGGTGACATCTCTCCTGATGACTTTGTTCAGGATAATTTGTCTGGATCTTTTGTTGTTCGTAACAATACAGCAAAAGTTATCGTGGGCATTGTTGATGATCTGGATGACGAGAGAGATGAAAGAGTCTACTTCAAAGTTGTTGGGTATGATGCTTTCGAAGAGGTTACTATTGTAGGAACTTATGTTGATGAAGAAACTGTTGCAGCACCAGTAAGAGTTGAACTTAACAAACCAAGAGCGGGTGATGCTATTACAGATGATGTTGGAAGCATCATCAGTATTCCTATTAAAGATACTGGGGATAGATACTCCGAAGCACCAAAGGTTATCATCAGTTCTGGTCAAGGATTCGGTGCTACTGCTATCGCTCTTCTTGATGACAAAGGATATGTATCTGAAATTAGAGTCACCAAGCCAGGTCTAGGATACAAAGTCAACACTCCCGAAGGTAATGGGTTGGAGTGTATCATTGATTCTTTCACACTTATTGCTCCTGGTATCAAATACAGCACACCTCCCGCTGTATACATAAATGGTGAGGCAGATATTGCCGAAGCAATCATCGATGAAAGGGGATTTGTCATTAGTGTCAGAATTTTAGACAGAACAATTAAATACACAAAGACACCTAAAGTGAAAATCATTGGAGGTGGTGGTAGCGGAGCAATTGTGCTTCCAAATATGATATGTCTTGATCCCACTGACCTTGCTGTCAGAGGTGCTGTCAAGATTGGTACTGGTAAATATATTGATTGTCCATAATGGGAAGTGCAAACACACATAACAAGACAGATACTGTCAAAAAATCTAGTAAGTCATCAACACTTGCTCAAGAAGGTGGTGCTGCGGAACCTACGTCTGGTAGAAAAGATGGTGAGTTAAGTACAAAACAATTCTGCTCTGCAAAACCAACAGTTCATTGGGTATCCAATGGATGGACCTGCATGGATTGGGAAGGTGCTGATGGGCAGCCAGGAGGTTACGTTGTAACCAATGGTCAGAGTGCTATGTTCTTTGACGAGACAGGCAACATGACCTTCTCCACTGGTGTTCCAGGGCAATCTGGATGTGGTGGTAAACTAGTTTTTAATAGTGCAGATCAAATTCATAACGCTAATGGAACCATCACAGTACAGGCAAAGGGTCCTAAAGAATCTACAAGAGCATCAGACGACAGAGGAAGTAGAGGAGAGTCTACTAAAGAGGATCATGCTTATTCCGTCTATGCAGAGGGAAAGGTCGCTATTGAGGCACAGGGAGACTCCTGCGATCTTAAGGGAGATAACATTACAATCAATGCTCTCAAAACACTAACCCTTAAGGCAGGTGAGGCAGTCAATATTGAAGTCGGTGACGGCAACGGTAAGATGAGCATCTGGTGTGGTGATTACAATCTCAACACATCATTTAATAACAAGACCATTGGTAGTGCTGACTATACCGATGGTGCTGGTGAGAAGACACTCAACACCACACAACCTGGAGCAACTGAAGCTACAAATAGTGTCGGAACTATCAACCATAGTATTACAGGCAATTATTATCTCGGTGTTGGTGGCCACTATAACCTTAATGCACTTGCTAACATCAACCTCAAGTCAACTACTGGTGGATTTGGTGTAGATACTACAGGCAATCACCACTTCAAAGCAGGTGGTATTAAAGAAGAAGAAATTCTTGGTGTTGTTCCTGCTGTAGGAGACAAACCACCAGTAGTAGGTGCATGTTGGGACCTCAAATTAGGACCTGGCAAGCAATCTTTCAAGGCAACTATGGCAAGTGGTGTTGAGATTACGTCTGCTTTGGGTGTAAACAAGATCACTATGGCTGGAGTGACAACTGCATCGTTTGGTGGTACACTTACTGTTAAAGCACTTACCATTTTCCTCAACTGAAAATCGACTTTCAATTACAGAAAAGTCGAAAAAAATTCGCCGCCAAAAAATCGCCAAAAAGGTCGAGTTGACTTTTTTGGCATATTGCCCTATAATCGTTGTATGAATCTGCTATATCATGCACTACAAACCCTATTCACAAGAGTGGCATAGATATCGCTACCTTAAGGAAGCGATCGATAAATACCTAGATGATGGTATTGACCCTACTTTCATTATGGACGATATTCGTGATATTCTTCATATTCGCTCCGAGGCAGCATATCAAGAATTTACGCGAATCAACCAATTAGAGCACTATCTATCGGACGAGTAATATGCTTTCTACGCAATACCGACTACGTTTAGAGTTTATCTGTTCAAAAATCGCAAAAAATGAAGAAGTAAAACTAGAGGATATGATTTGGGCAGAAAAGCTTGCTAAACGTCATACAACCGCTAGAGATTGGTTAAACAAAGCACGTCGTCAGTCCAACGGGATTGAGGAGGGCAGTATGGATGATTTTATGAATAAGATGGGATTAGGCGACCCCGACCCATCTAATCATAGAACGGGGTTCGGTTCTGCAGATGAAATTGTAGATTGGTTCAAACAGGACAAACCAGACGATTGGCGACAACGTGACTAGATACAGTATTATCCACAAGGACGGCACTGAAACTGCCTATGTGTGGTGTGACGAAACCAAAAAAATGGTAATTAACACGAATATGAAAGAAACAGCGGTTATTTACTCGAATGGCAATCAAGAGTGCGAACGCATGGCTATGCTTTTACGCAGTTTGCCTCAAATTAGCGAATTTCTAGAATATCGCGTAGATAAACATTATTCAGAAAAAGCATTTTACGCCGAATTTGGAGAAGAAGCGACTTTTCCACAAGTAGCCATTGGATACAAGCATGTCGGGTCTATCAAAGAAACGTTGCAGTACCTGAAAGGAGTCAACTGGATTTCTTGACACTGCCGCCCTCATCGGTTATAATATGAGGGTTCTCAAGGGACGGTGGCGGAATCGGTAGACGCACCAGACTTAAAATCTGTTGGGCATATGCCCGTGAGAGTTCAAGTCTCTCTCGTCCTATTCTCCACTAAATAATTCGTAGTGGAGATGTTATGAAATACACACTTTCCCAATCCTATTGTTTTTACATGGGTATGGTGGTACGTATGTATTTTATACAAGGTATCCCGTATACCTTTGATGAACTACCACAGATTGTGCAGGATCATCCAGCAGTCCAGACCGAAGCTTTGCAAGGAAAAGACTGGGACGATGAAGAAATGTTCAAGTGGTCTTCATATCTTGTTGACGAGGAAGCACATCCTCTGATGTTTGAAATTGAAGTTAATGATCCCGAACTATTACCTAAAGATGATTGATGTATTTTGTGATTGGTTTGAGGGAACGTGGGAGAATAAAGTTCAGGCATTTTCATATCCTTCTAAATATGCTATGGTTCGTCTGACGCACAAAAAAGTGCCAGGAACCGACTCCATGTTTTATGGAGAACAAGCATATAATTACTCTCTGAATGCGCCATATCGGCAATTCGTGATTGAAGCAACACTAGATGGTGAAGCAATCAGAGTAAAGAATTATGATTTTGTGAAAGAGTCGTTCCTTGGATTTAACAACCTTGAATCCATCAAAGAGGGGTTGACACACAAAGGAAACTGTGATACAATACTAAAGTTCGATGGCAAGGCATTTCGCGGTTCAATCGAGGGATGCAGTTGCTATGTGGACTGGCAAGATCAAGTAACCTATGTCAAGAATGAAGTCTTTCTCACGAAAGATCAATATCATGTAGTTGACAAAGGTTACTTGCTCAACACCGAAAATCAAGTTTGGGGTGGCAAATACGGTCCCTTCAAATTTGACAAATCGCCACTTTAGCTCAGCTGGATAGAGCAACGGTTTTGTAAACCGTAGGTCGTCGGTTCAAGTCCGACAAGTGGCTCCAGTCGGTATGGCGGAATTGGTAGACGCGCTGGGTTTAGGTTCCAGTGTCCTTGCGACGTGGAGGTTCAAGTCCTCTTACCGACACCTTGGGGAATTAGCTCAGCTGGTAGAGCGCCTGCTTTGCAAGCAGGATGTCAGGAGTTCGAGTCTCCTATTCTCCACTTGACACAGGGTCAAATCTGTGTCATAATTACACTGTTCATTGATCGCTGCTTTGCCAGGGATCATTATTTGGAGAATTCCATTATGAAAAAAGTCCCATTTAACGAGTTGACAACTCAAAAGATTCGTGTTCACCGTGAAGACGATCCTTTAGCAAACTTCCCTCTTTTGAGGATCCGTGGTGATTTCAGCATGACACATGTTGCATCACTTGTTTCCACTATCAACGCTGCGCGAGGATGTTCGAAGGAGCATGGTAACGTTGATGCAATCACTGCATCGATGCTGCGTGGTTGGGATCCTGGTACATGGCCGTTCCCTTATATTGTTATTGATGGTCGATTTGAACTGATTGACCGCAGGCACAGCAAGTCTGCTGCAGAAGCACTTCTCATCAAGAAAGTTCCTGCTGTTGAATATGTTCGTGCCGCTTGTGAAGAGTGGGATCACCTGTCCCTGCAAGCAGTTCTTGTTCTAGCCGCTATCCGCTTCAATGTTGATGGCACCACTAACGCAACGAAAGATCACTTTGTTCATGCTATCTTGACCGTCTGCCAGATGGATAACCTTGATAACACTAACATTGACATTGTTCGTGGTCTGTTGGATCTTGCTGGTATAAACGAGCGTTACAACCACAAGTCTGCTATTACTGCTGTTGAGAACAGGATTGTCGAGCATAATTCTGATCAAGCAGTTAGCATGACCAAGAACTCTACTGATGAAGAGTTCGTTATTGCTATGGATTCCCTTGCTTCTTTTGGTGATAACCAAACCGACAAGGATGGCACCAAACTGTATACCATGGTTGCTGACAAGCGATTTAACAAGCGTTATGCTTGGGACCTGCTCCGCCACCTTTGGGAAGCCGAGAAAACATCTACTCCTGTTCGTATTCTAGTTCGCAGCAAGTCTACTACTTCTCGCGGTGTTCGTGAAGATCGTAAAGACCTGTTCGAGAAGGTCGTTGAGTATTGCAACTTGGCGTTTGACAGCTACAAAGAGTTTGCTCAAGTGCAAATGAACTCTGATTGCCCTCCCTGGCTGCCAGAAGCACCACAACTGCCTCGCAAAGGCATTGAGAACATTGCTGGCGAAGTATTTGTGCTGCATCAACTAGATGGTGAAGAAGCACCTATTCAAGTCGATTTCCTTGATTACTATCCTACGATTGATCTGGGTAACTGATTTTGTGGGGTCTTCTGACCCCTTTATTCCTCTATAGCTCAATCGGCAGAGCATCTGACTGTTAATCAGAGGGTTCCTGGTTCGAGTCCAGGTGGAGGAGTTTGGGTGGATGTCCGAGTGGTTAAAGGAGACGGACT